TAGGAGAAAATCTAATGAGCAAAGACAACAAGCCTCAGATGATTACGATAAACGATGTTGAACACGACACAGCTACATTCACTGAAGAGCAGATTGCTATGACTAATCACTGTCTCGATCTGGACAGGAAGATTAGCAACATGAACTTCCAACTTCAGCAACTGCAAGTGGGGAAAGATTCTTTCTTGAAGATGCTTACTGAGTCTTTAGAGACTGTTGAGATTGTAGAAGAGTAGACGGAGTAGATAATGGAAGACCGATTAAGCAGAGTAGAGAAGAAGATCGATACACTCCAAGAAGCTATCGTGTCGTTGGCGCGTGTTGAAGAAAGACTTGTCACTGTGTTTAATCGGCAGTCCCATATAGAGACTAAAGTAGACGCTATAGAGAATAAGATGGACACCTTATCTGAGAACATGGCTAGTGCAAGAATACTAGAGCGGCTGATCTGGGTAGTTATTGTTGCAGGCATAGGCGCTGTCTTTACATACATAGGAAACTAGGATGACATATTTAGAACTAGTAAATGGTGTTCTACGTAGGCTACGAGAGAATGAAGTAGACACTGTTGCTGAAACAAGCTACTCAGTGTTGATTGGTGACTTCGTTAATGACGCTAAGCAGCTAGTAGAGGACTCACATAGTTGGTCTGCACTACGCACAGCCATTGACATCAGTACAGTTTCGGGTACGTCTGTGTACGCTCTAACAGGAGCAGGACAGGACGTAGAAGTTAGAGAGGCAATGAACACATCTAGTAACGGACGACTGAATACACAGAATCGTAGTTACATGAATAAATATTACAGGATTAACACTCCCCTGTCTGGTACGCCTAATGAGTTTGCGTTTAACGGCACAGACGATAATGGAGACATTACAGTTCAGGTTTATCCATTACCGAATGGTATTTATAACCTTTACTTTGACGCTTTTGTACGTCAACCAGACCTGACTGAAGATGCAACAAGACTGAGAGTACCCTACAACCCTGTACTACAACTGGCTTTGGCTATGGCGCTGCGTGAACGTGGTGAGACAGGTGGGCAATCAGCAGCTGAGCAGTTTGCTATTGCTGACGCTGTACTGTCTGATGCTGTTGCTTTTGATGCCAACAAGTACGAAGAAGATACATTATTCACGGCAGTATAGGAGCTTAAATGGCACAACAATTACAAAGCATCACTATCACTGCTCCGGGCTTTGCAGGCATCAATACACAAGATGCACCGTTGGCGCAAGAGCCTAGCTTTGCTGCTGTAGCGGATAACTGCGTCATTGACAAAGAAGGCAGGATAGCGTCACGTAAAGGCTATAACGTCTTAAACACCAACGATGTACTTGGTACGTCTGACGGCATTGAGTCTATGGGTGAGTTTGTTGCATCCGATGGCGATGTGACGTTCTTGTCGGCAGGTAACAACAAGCTCTTCACTGGAACAACTACACTGACTGACGTTACTCCTGCGGCGTACACTGTCTTAGCTAACAATTGGAAGTTTGTCCCCTTTAACAATCATATGTACGTGTTTCAGCGTGGACAAGAACCTCTGGTGTACTCAGACAGCACAGGGACGCTAGTGAAGATGTCTGCTGACGCTGCCATTACAGGCACACCACCACAAGGACACGAATGCCTAGCAGCGTTTGGTCGACTGTGGGTGGCAGACTTTACAGCTAATAAGTCAACAATCTATTGGTCAGACCTACTGAACGGCTCAGGTTGGTCAGGAGGCTCTTCAGGCTCGATTGATCTTACTAAGGTGTGGCCTACAGGGTATGACACTATCGTTGCTCTATCGGCTCACAACGGCTTCCTAGTCATCTTTGGACGTAACTCTATTGTTATCTACTCTGGTGCGGATAGCCCTGCTAACATGACGTTATCAGACACCATTTCTAACGTAGGTTGTGTCAGTAGAGACTCGGTAGTCAGCACTGGTAAGGACTTGATCTTCTTAGATGACTCAGGCTTACGTAGCTTAGCCAGAACAATACAAGAGAAGTCAGCCCCTATTGGAGACATATCGAAGAATGTAAATAATGACATTAAATCTTTGTTTGCAGCAGAGACTGGGAACATTAAGATGCACTACTCTCCTCGTGAGGCGTTTGTGTTGCTTAACTTTCCTGTTCTTGGGGTTGTTTACGCATTTGATACACGTTTTCCACTACAAGACGGCAGCTACAGAGCTACAACATGGTCACACATGAGTCCTTTGTGCTTTACCAGTACGTCAACAGACAAGCTGTACATAGGCGTATCTTCCGGTGTTGCTGAGTACACAGGTTTTAAAGACAACAACACAAGTTACTTGCTCAGCTACTTTAGTCACCCACTTAGCTTTGGTGACACATCTAAGCTCAAGTTCTTGAAGAAGATTAACTTAACTACCTTTGACGGTGCTGAAGCTATAGTTGCATTGAGTTGGGCTTATGACTACGGAAGCAACTACAGAAAACAAGCCTATACGCTACCTAAGTCTAACGTAGGTCAGTATAACATCTCAGAATTTAACACAGAGGCTGAGTATTCATCGTCTATTGCGCTTATCAACCGTCAGAAGATTAATACTAGCGGACAAGGCACTGTAGTTTCTGTAGGTGTTGAAACATCTGTAGATGGTAACTCTATAGCTATACAAGAGTTAAACATTCACGCATTACTAGGAAGGATTGTCTAATGAGTAACTATACCAAGCTAACTAACTTTGCAGCTAAAGACGCCCTTGTTAGTGGCAACCCTGCTAAGGTTATTAAAGGTTCAGAGGTTGGTGCAGAGTTTGATGCCATTGCTGTTGCGGTGAATAGCAAGTCAAACAAGGCATCGCCAGTGTTTACAGGTACGCTCACTGCTGAGAACATTACAGCTACAGGTACGATTAGCCTGTCTACTATTGACGGTGGTACGTACTAATGACCGTGACAGAGGCTAAGCAGACGTTAATGCTTGAGCTAGTCAGGGCTACAGCAGGTAACTATAACGTAGAGGAGTTGCTAGAGCTGTACTACTTTATGATCGAACCTGAAGAAGATATAAAGCCTACACTAACGGTTTTGAAAAGAGGGGAGTAGAATGAGTCACTTTTCTACATCTTTTATTGCAGAAGCAGTAGATAAAGGTTGGAAACTACAACAAGAACTGGTATACTATTCAGACCTTCTTGGCAAGACAATAGTTGTGCCTAAAGGTTACTTTACAGACCTAGCCAGTGTACCGCAGATTATGCAGGTTATCGTACCTGTTGCTAATGCTAAGAATAGGAAAGCTGCTGTTGTTCATGATTACTTATGTACACACGGTGTAGAGTTAGAGATTGTAGCAGACCAGAAGCAAGCTGACAAGGTGTTTAGAGAAGCGTTACGTGTTTTAGGTTTAGGACGGGTTAGATCAGGTGCGCTGTACTACCCAGTTAGGACATTTCAATGGATAACAGGATGGTTCAAATGAAGACATTACTAGTAACGCTAGCAGCGCTGACACTAGCCAGTTGCACACAGTTAAACAGCCTTGAAATTACACCAGACGACAACGCTATGGCGTGTCTTAGGGGCAACACGAACGCTGCCGGAGCTGTGCTTGGGGCTAATGTTTCAGGAATCACCGTTGAGCTTCCCGCCCAAGTCGACACTTCAGGATGGACGGCTGACGATTGGAAGACATTAGCAGAGCTTTGCGACTAAGGATTTACTATGGCTGCTATTCAACAAATTCAAAATTTAATTGCTAGGTCTCAACCTATCCCGCCTGACTTGCAAGTTGCTGCTTTGTTAGAGGCTCAACAACAGGGGCTTAGTAGTAATGCTCTTGCAGGAGTCTTTGGCGTACCTGAATCTATGATTGCAGATTCAGTCTCAGCGCTTGGCTTGAGTGGTCAACTATCTCCAAGCCTTGGTGGGACGTTAGCTCCTTCCACTAAGTTTGATAATAATGTTGGTGTCGTTTCTGGTAGAACAGCTGCTGCTCAAGAAAACCAACCAATTGAACTTGCCCCACCCGCTTTATTGCCTGAAGGCTACGGCTCAACAATTGACCGTCCTTTTAGTGGGGTGCTTTCTTTGCCTGATATTGGTAGTTTGCGCGGCAATGTTTTTGACGAAGACTTAGAATACCAAGACGCTAAAGAACTGTATCAAGACATACAAGAAGGTTTGTTTTCTGGCGCTACAGATTCTGCGGGAGCAGTTCTCAAAGCTATTATAGACAGCACTATTGCAAGTCAAAACCAAGCAGGCACGTCAGCAGGAAACTTCCCAACAACAGAAGCAGCTATTGAAGCATTAAACAACGTTAACGACCCTACAGCAGGTTTGATTAACTTAACTGTGGGTAGCAATCAGCCCTTTGTTGATACGTCAGCAGCAGCAGGTGGTGGCGGTGGTGGCAGTACAGCCGATAAAGCAGCTGCGGCTGCTACTGTAGACCCCGTAGGAGACTCTACAAGCTCGTTAGAGCCAGATGCGGACTTAATGGGTACTAGTGGTGGTATTGTTGATTCAACAGCGTCAGCAACCTCTACGGACGTCTCAGGGGCTACAGGTGGTTTAAAAGTAGGTGATGTAGTTACAGATGACCGTATTGTTGGCGACTACGAATATGTGTATGACGCAGAAAACAATGTGTTTCATTACTCTCCTTTTGACTATGAAGGAAACAGAATATATACAGGCGAGACAATAGATGCCAGTACAGTAGGTGGCTTTGACCCTACTCAAACATCCACAGGCGCTACTAAAGGTATTATGATCGACCCTGTTACTAAACAGCCTGTTGTTGAGCATTCAGGTGATGCTACTACAGACTCAGAAAATACTACTACCACTACAACTACTAACAATAATGTTATTGACCTTATCACTAATGGTTTGTTAAATGTTGCTAATGTGCTAGGAAGCAAGAACAAAGACACTACGCTTATTACTGGCCCTTTTCAGACACAAGCTGAAGAAAACGCAGCTGCGGCTGCTAATGCTGCTACTTTAGGTGATGACTTTAACACCGCCTCAGACTCTAACAACACAGGTGAGACGTTAACTGTTGGTGACACTAACGGCAATGGCGGCACTGGCGACACTAACGGCAATGGTGACACTAGCGGCAATGGCGACACTTTTAATACTGCCACAGACTCCAACAACACAGGCGAAACACTAACTGTTGGCGACACTACTGGCGATGACACAACCGGAGACGGCGGTGATGGTGGCGGCGATGGCACTGGCGATGGCACAGGTGACGGTTCTGGTGACGGAACAGGTGACGGAACAGGCATAGGTGATGGCAGTGGCTCAGGTATTGGCGATGGCACAGGTAATGGTAAAGACGGTAAAGACGGCAAGGATGGAGCTACAGGTTTAATAATGATGGGTATGCTTTCGTCACCAATAGCCAACAACATATTTAAAACAGAATTTGAAAGCAACTACCTACGTCCAGAATATGTAGATAGAATCTTACGAGGCAAAGGCATGAACAACAACGGAAGGAATACATAATGAGTCTTTTTGATGCGATTGGTGGCCTTGGAGCTATTTACGGCTTTAATAAAGGTATTAAGGATGTTCAGGGTATTGGTGAACAAGCCCTTACCCGCGCTCAGACAGGCGCTACTAACTTAGAAGCACAAACCCAGTTTAAACCATTCACTGTTACTTCTGGTGTTGGTGGTGCGTCTTTTGACCAAGCAGGCAATCTTGGCCTTACAATGACGCCTGAGCAACAAGCTATACAGAGTCAGTTACAGGGCTTTGGTAGCAGTATGTTTGATTACTTAGGTAATCCGG